CGACGCTCCATTGTCCGCTCCGATTCAGGCTTACGAGGCCGGTTGTATTTTAAGTGATTTTGCTCCTGTTGAGAAAGTCGCGATACATAATACCGGGGGGGAGCTTGACGGATTCCGTCAACGACGATGTAACCGCTTGGATAGAAGTCGCCCTTGAATCGTTCGACGTACCTGCTTCCAATACCGCCAAGGCCGCCTTTCCCTCCACGGGACATGACAGAGAATTCAGGGCGGACTGCGTGGAGCGCTCCATCGACTGGAGACAGACGATAGTATCGGTCAGCACCGAAGGTATCTCCTGTTTTGATTTTTTTAGTGCAGTAGCGTGCGACATAAGAGCAGCTCTGATGTGTGACATCCGCTGTAACTGCGAATCCATGAGTCCAAAGACGGCATAGAGTCTCGGAGCTGTAGGTGATATCGCCATGTTCGTTTTTTTCATAAGGCACCTTATCGGTAGCATCGTAGCCAAAGATTATTGCGTGGTAGTGCGGCCGACCCGTTAGGTCGCCGTACTCACCGCAGGCGTAGAACCTGATTTTATGATCAAGAGACTTCCGAAGCCGCTTCATGAAGAGCTGGAAGTGACGAAGATTCAGACCGTAGTCCTGAGGCAAGGACTGATCGTCGTAGGTCAGAGTTACGAACGAGTTTTGATCGTAGAACTTGCTCTCGTGCATCATCCGAATAGACCACTGACGAGCCCGTTCCAATTTGCAGCCCATGCAGTTGTTACAGGGAATTTCGATGCCACCGGCAGAACGAAGAGATTTTGAGGAGTTAAACGTAAAGACAGACTTCCCAGCCGGGGTTTGCGCCCCGGTCAGGTAAGCCTTCAGGGGGAAGTCACAGGGCACTAGAGCCGAATTCCGCCTCGCATAGGAGCCGGAGAGACGTTTTTAGGATGAGTGCCTTTTGCAGTACGAGTGAAAAGACGACGTGACTTATTATTGCCCATTCTATGACGCTTCATGTGTAGCCTCCTTGTTTAGACACCAACCTCCGGATGGTGTCAGTTAGTGCATAGGAGGACAAGAGAAACCTATGCACACACCCCCCCCGACCCCCCTCACAGGGGGGAGATTGTAGCCTCTATAAGTTGAGTTAGAATATTACCTTGACAGGGAATGAATTGAAAGATTGTTGATTTGAGACATGAGAAGCCAGCGACAGCGCGGAAACGACCGCGCCTGGCTGGCTTCGCCCCCGGTGAGAAGAGAACGAGGGGACCGTTTTTTTATTTGAGAGAGCTTTTTTTTATTCGAGATTTTATGAGTTTGAGGAGACACCGGGGGCTAAGAGACAGAGATTTTTATTGTTGAGACAAAGAGAAGCCCCCTTGCGGGGGCTAAGTTGATGCTACCAGGGGGTAGAGAAGAGGCTACGACGCCTTGGAGGCGTCTTCCGCAGGGGGAGTGCCCCCTGCACCCCCCACCTCTACAGGATAAGATGTGGGGATTTGAGGAGGATTTAGGAGCCCAAGATCCAGAGCCTCCTGTTTATTGTCAGGATCAGACATGAAGTCGAGGAACTCCGCAGGGTCCTGGTGGAAACGGTCACGGACCTTTGCGGGAAGAGTCATGAAGCGATCGCGGGCATCCTGAACGAGCGCCAGGGACTCCTGAAAGTCGATTGAGTAGGGCAGATCGGTATACATGCCCATAGCCGCCTTTGCGGATACGTGGCGCATCATGCCCGTGGCCGAAAATTGCTTGATAATATTGTTGATGTCGCATTCGGCCTTGAACTCTTGCTTGGTCATAGAAGGCGGGTGAGTCACCTCGCCAGTATGAGGATTAACCAGTTCATTGTCGAACTGGAGACGTTTATGAGGGCGATAGAACGAGTGCATGAGAACTCCTAGTTGAAGGGCCATGAAGGCGGAGGAAGGGTTACAGGAGGGGCATCCTGCCCCATACCCCGGAGAACACGTTCGCCCAGGCCATAGCCTGGAAGACCGTTACGACGATACTGACGAGCCGTTTCCTCATCGACACCAGCTCGAGCGCGGGCAGCACCGGCCTGGGATTTCACCAGATCCTCCTGAGCCTTGATTACAGCGTTCGTCGATTTGACGTTGTTGATATCCTCGTGCGTGCGGTGCTTTTGCTCACGCGTTAAACGACCTTGCTCATCGACCAAGGTCTGACGCCATCCTTCAGTTTTAGTTTCCTCCTTGATCTTTTCAGCGGAATTCATGGTTTGATAAGCATCGACGGCCGAGCTACCGATTCGACCAATTGCCCGGCCCAGTTCGGCTTGAGTATTTTCCATACCGAATTTTGCCTGAGGGGCTTGCTGAGAAGACGCTTGAGCCGTGGCGCCCTGGAAAGCAGTCGTTGGCGCGCCCGACGGTGAAGCAGAACCAGACGCTCCCGCGGGGCTAGAGGAACCTCCCTGCTGATAGGCCAGGATGGGGTTAAGGCCAGCGGCTCGCATATCACGCATCGCCCGTTGATAAGCAGTCGATGACATACGCTCCTGGAAGTCCATTTGCTCACGAGCAGCACCCTGAGAAAGCGCGAAAGCCTCGCGCATATTCATGCGACCCGCCTCAGTCTGCTCACGAGCGAAGTCAATGCTGCGCTCGTTCCACTGAGAGGCGAAGTCGCGGTTTTGTTGATTGACCGTATTTTGCCAATCTATGTTGTTGGCATTGGTCTGTTGTTGAAAGTTCAGATTCTGCTGATTGATAGCAGCATTCTGAGCATTCGTATTAGCCGCCCCCTGGGCGGACATAACACCGCCGCCCAGGTTAGCGAGCGCGCTAATACCAGCGGCTACGATTGCCGGATTCATTAGAAGTGATCGATCAGACCGGGAACGCCGTACACCGGCATGGGCCGGGCAGTGCGCATCCGGAAGTAGGAGTCGAAGATGAACTGAGGTTCATCGAGCACGGCCAAAACGCGGTCGATAGGAGGATTGTCCTGTATGAACGCCGCGTTAAGTAGAGGTAGGGACGCGAAGTCCTGGGCAAGGTGCCAAGTGTCCAGAGACTGGGCGAAGTTGGATCGAAACTCGCCCGTAATCGTTGAAGGCTTGTAGCGGTACTCCGCGAAGCGTTCCTGGTACCCGAAGACGAGCTCATCGGCCGACGTTCCTTGAGTCATGATTTCCTTATTGAGCACAGCTTGTTCGCCAATATGCGAGAGAGCAGGCCAGTAGAAGTCGAGCTTGGTACGCCTCGACCACATTTTATTAAGGCCCTGCTGGTAGTTCAGATCAGCTCGCACAGACACAAGACCGATGATCCATCCGTGCTCAGTGAAAGACTTGGTAAACCCGTGGCCGCTGCCAGACACCGTTCCATATGCAGCGAGGTTACCCTGCGGAGTCGGTTCGGAGGCGGTAGCTGACGTTTGTGGCACCGAATACAGATTGATAGCGGACTGTCCACCTCCCAGATATTCAGGCCTCTGGAGCCGGGCGTCAGGAGAAACAACGTTGAAGTGTGCTCGAATAATCTCGGTGTAGCGGGTACCTCCACGAGCATCGCGTTCATATAGCTTCTGGACCTGGAAAGCTTGCCGAAGCTGATTGATGGTAGCGGCCGTTGCATTGGTGAGATCCGCAAATACTTGAGGGCGATTGGTAGCGCTCAGCGTGCCGACAGACTGCGTCCGAAACGCAGCGTTACCCGCATTGAAGTTTTGAACCGGCGTACCTACCGGCATGTCGTTGCCGGGAGAGGTCGTGAAGATTGTAGCCGTGGCAGCGGTCGTGGCACCACCAGATGCGCCAAGTCCTATGATAGGAGCCGACGTACCCAAGGGTATATCCACTCCCGGCCCCTTCTGTGGCCACGGCAAAGCCGAAGTAAAGTAGTCATGACGTTTGCCACGACGAAGAAGAGCATAGGTAGCCGTCGGGTCGTTCGTGTCGCCCTTGGGCACCGTTACCGAGTTTTGAAGGTTTTGATCACGAAACCACTCGTTGTAGATCAGATTATAGGCGCGGAACGGCAGGCTCGTATGAGAGAACCCCGCGACCTGCGTGGGCAGACCGAAATAGTCGTAAATAGTTCCGTTGGCATAACCTCCCACTGGAGCGAGCATCTGTGGCAGTAGATAGTCCACGGAGTCACCGGGGTTGTCTTGCTCACCGTTAAACCTCTGCCAGTTGTCCCAAAGGAGCCGAGCGGGAACGAAGAAGAAGAAAGAGTTCAGGAACATATTGTCCATGACCGGGTGAAGCGGCGTCGCCAGCCGAGCGAAACAGGTCATGTTTACCGAATACGTGTCGCCGGGAAGTGCCTCGTCGACAAAGATCGGGATCAGAAAACCCGAATTAAACGTCGTCTTCAGACCATGAGACCGGTCGAAAGACGACCGAGGAATTTCCGCCTTCGGCACTTGGCTGAAGGAATGATTCATAACCGATGGAATACGTGCCATCACTTCACCTGTTCAAAGAGGTTGGGCTGTGGTTTCGGGAGAAGGGCTGTTGCGTCGGAGATGTGTTCCCTGATGTCATTTGGCAGCATGACGCCAACAGCATCATTAAATTGACCAATGCAATAGAGACTGTAATCCGCCGGATGTCTGCCAACAGAGGTGTTAGTATCGTTAGCGATGTCCGAGAACATTCGGACGGCAGCACCGTGCGAGACGGCGAAGAACGGCGGCGAGTACGTGAGCGACTTAACGTCGTATACCGTGTAAGCATTGGTAAGCATCCTATAGTTTCCTTTGTAGGTTTTTGATTCGAGCGTCACGAAC